TGTTTGGGTTTTCGACCTTTGGTCTCCTTCTCCGCCTCCCTGACAGGAGATGCTTCCATCACCTCAATTTTATCTTTTAACGATGACCTTCTGAATTTTTTTAAGCTCATAAATTTTAATGGGTTGTTAAGACATTAACCGTTGAGGTTGTAATATCAACCCCGATTGTTCCCACAAATCCGCAACCATAAAGCCCACTATCATATACGACGGTGGTGGATGCGGCCTGCAGAGTGCCAATTGAACTACTAATTTGGCTAGTTGAGGTGGCAGTTGAAGTCGCTGACTCTCCACCGAATGAAAGGCGAATCGCCGTAGCCGCTGTTGAAACTACACGCGCCGCGCAATTAGGTTGCGCCGTTGTCAGCACTTGAACGTAATTCGGCCCAACGTCTAAAGTTGATGAAGTAGCATAACTCGCCGGCAGCCCCGAAGGAGCCGAGCCATAGGTTGTCCGAAATGTCGAAGCAACCCAAAAAGCAAGAACCCCGATTGCTAGGACTGCGATGATTTGCCACCTTAATTCTAAGTTTTTTATCATAGTTTTGTTTAGGTTACTTCGACCTTTTATCGATTTAATGTATACTCATTTCTTTTATATAATTCAACTTTTTTCATATTAAGTTTCCTATTCTCTCATCTACCGAATTATCGGGCTGGATATTTTCTAAATCTTTGAAAGAATCCTTGATTACATCTAACGCGATTCTTTCCGCCGCTAACGCTTGGACATCGGGGGGAATAGTGCCCTTCATTGCGTTATTCACAAAAAGTTTCTTGAGGGCGAAAACCGCCGCCTTATCCAATACCAGCTTCTGCAATCGTAATCGTTCTTCGTTTGTCAAGGGAAACATTAAATTCCTATGAGTTCGGTAACTTTTTTAATCGCAATCTCTTTCATCGTCGGGCCTACTTCAGAAAATAACCTATGAGCATAAATACCGTTAAGGATTCTTTCTTTTGTTTGGTCTCCTTTCTTGACGGTTAAAACGCACATGGCTTTGGCGCCATTGCCAATCTTAATTTTTCCCAGTGCTTCCGCAAGAGTGTTCCCTTCGGATTTGAATACTCTCCCCACTGATTTAAGGGTGAGTTCGTACAGAGCAACCTTTTTGATTGTTCGTTCTTTAGGCATAAAAAATAAGGGCACAGTCTGTCTTTCGACTTCATGCGTCCCTCTGCGTGAATGAGGCCGTTCGCTCGGCTTTACGTGCTTAGAGGTATTTGCTCAATAATACTACTTTGCGTTTTTCTGTCAAACCTGTGGATAACTGATACGTCGGCTATAACACCATTTTGGTCTTTATTAAATTCTATCTTGCCCCTCTGCTTGTCGAAGGCCCCTCGTTCCAATAAAAAAACAAAGTTAGAATAATGTTCTTGAAAGAGCTTAAACTTCTCTGCGTCAGAATCAGACAGCTCGATTTTCATTATTGAATTCTGGTAATTTAATTCCCATTATCTTGGCGCTTTGTCTGTCTATCCACATAATTTTATCCCCTTCTTTAACGGGGAACAATTCTTCTCTAACTTTCTGTACTTTCACTTTTGGTCGCGCATCGAGCTTTGCACACAATTCTTTATGCTCTTTTTCGCACGGCCCACACCTTTGATATTCTTCCTGCACAACCGCACTATTACACCGATAACAAGAATAGCTCATTTTAGTTCTTCTTTCAATGAGTAAATAAATTGCATGATAAGTTCGGAGCATTTGCCGCAGAAGTTCCCCTCGAATGTCAGCTTCTGCGTCTCAAGTTTCTCGTTTATCTTTGGAAGCATTACTCCAATAGTCGCTATGCCTTCACTAGGGTCAAATTCCTTTCCGTCAGCATCGCAAAAAAAAGTTTGTTTAATTGCCATAATTTTTCCTATAAAACCCTGAATTACTTTTTGCTATTTCTTCGTCCTTTTCTTCTTCTGTGCCATAAGCCAACCTTTCAACGTGCCTACGATACAGCTTGTCCTTCTTAATCCTATCTATAAGCTTACCATACATCTCACTTGTTTTTGCATCCGGTTTAAGTTCTGGGGGTTTATACTCAAATAGCTCCGGTTTTTCTCTTACCATGCGTTCAAAAAAGTTTTTACCCTTTTGAAACCTATCTCCACAGTATTTACATGCCCACATACTTGTCATGGACTCGTGGCGATGGCCGGTAGCTAGGTAAGTCATCAACTGTTTTTTGGCTTCTGCGTTCATACCTACTTCAATTCTTGTTTTACTAACATATTTACCTGCGCAACCATTGATTTAATAACCTCAAAATGAGTAGAAGAAAAAATGTTTTTACCTTCATTGTCTTCAATCACTGCCTTTCCTGAATAAATAATTCCATCTTTATTCAATTCTAAAACTAAATAATGAGCAGGATATACCATATCGTCTTTTGCGCTTTTAATATAATAAAAGTTGAGCACATTCATAACGGGTTTACGTCTTTTTTCACGGGTTTTCTGCTGTGCGGACAATCACCCGCTTCCAAGCACTCTGGAGGGATATATACGTCAACCATATACTTTATACTGGATTCTTGTCGGGGACGCTCGGGAAGTTCGGCAGATGGCTTAACATTTCCTTCCTTTGGATTATTGGTAAACATGAGGAAATAAAATATCTTAATGCGTCTAAGGCGTGATCGTTTGCCTTGATTGGTTTTTCATTTTCATCTTTCTCTTTTTTTTCGTCATCATAAGAATACATTTCTAATTCGGCAATAAGATTAACACATCGTTTGTTTACTTTTAATCTTTTCCGCAAAAAAAGCTCTCTCACCATCTGAATCCCCGCTTCCACACTACCCTTACCCTTACTAACCTCTCGCACATTGATATTCCTGCGCCTTAATTCTTCTATTCCTCCTTGATTTTCTGGATCAGGATAAACGGCTTGGAAATTACATGCTTTCACGTAATCGGCAATTTGAGAATCAGTACGTTCCCGTTTATACCATTCATCATCTACATAGACATATTCGCCGTTAAATCTTATATCCAATACCGCAGTCGGATTGCGATACCCGAAATCTATAGCACCGAACTTATCAAATCTTCCTTCTGGTAATTCATCGTACAAATGCCTTTCTCTCGAAAACTCTTTATAAACCAATCCTTGTGTCTTTTGGAAACTCGCCTCATATTCTTGAGCGAATCTCTCGGGGGGTAGGGTTTCTTTAGCCCGATCTATCTCATCTTTAGGAATATATGGATTATCATAACTTGTGAAATGAAAACTCTTGAAGTCTTTATCGGTAAGCTCTTGATTGCATAAGTCGTAGAAATGATTGAATCCTTGCGGAGTTGAGGCAAATAATGCTTCTCCTTTTTTGTCGGTCAATGTCGGCCTTAAAACCTCATACCAATTCACCCAGAAATTTCTCATCATCGCCACCTCATCTATAGCGAGAAAATCGAATGCTTGGCCTCTTAAGTTTTCAACACTTTCCCATCCTCTTAAAAAGATTATACTTTCTCCTCCGTCTTTAGGTTCTACTCGTATTTCTAAACGTTGCTCGTTAGTATCTATTATTCGACCTAAAAGTTCATGTTTCAACATTCCCCATGCTATATCTCTGGCTTGTTGATAGTTATTGGCAATATAAGCTATCTTGCTCGGCTTCCCCAATGCCTTGCCTTTTATCTCCTCGCTAATCAATGTTGTTTTCCCGAATCTTCTTCCGCACCTTAATACTCTGAATCTGTGCTTGTCCCTCGCTATCGTCTTTTGATATATGTGTAATTTCATTTTTTTCGGCTATATCTTCGTCTATAAGAACTGGCGCACGGACTATTAGTTCGTCCGGGGCTTTACCCATAAACTGATCTGCTACGTATTCTGGCTTTAATTGATTTATTGTATCCTTCCACTTCTTAGAAATCTCTTCGTCAAATATAGCCCTCCGTTCTTCTTTCAAAAGGGTTTCTTTATTTTTCGTTCCCTTCTTTCTGTACCCCAGATGTCCCTTTTGGAAAGGCATATAAATTATATGATAGTATATATTCTCTGTTTTATAGCTTGAGCCATCCCCATGAGATTATATTACCTCTTAATTTCTTTTAATTCAAGCCTTCTAATTCTTTTCTCAATTCTTTGCACAACTCTTTCTCAATAAATCTATCGTGATGACCTCTTTGTTCGCTTCTGAATAATAATAAATTATATTCTTTCTTGCCGAGTTTTTTTTCTACAAATTTGTCGTGATCGCGGGGATTATTCTCGAAATACTGATGACACGGAATCGAGCAAAGAATAAAACAATTTTTTTTGTCATATCTCACTACTTCGCGCGACCTTTGTTTGTAATGGGACACTCCCAAATTCATTGAGTTCGGTTCGTGCCGTTTGCCGCATTTCTCGCATTGGTAATTTCTTTCAGCCCGAATAATCTTAGAAAATAAAATATCACTCTGCCTGCGTTTAATTCCTTTTTTGATACCGAAGAACGACATTTTATTTCTTTTGGCTGACAAATATCACTTTATGTTCCTCGCTTAAATGCCTCATGTGCGAATATGTGGTTTGTATTCAAGTTTCCAGCGGGATAATTTATAACATCTCTCCATCGCTTCCTGCGGAGTTTCCATGGTCGGAGCAACTCGGACATAAATCATTTCGTTAAACTTTGACGGGTCAGCATCCCGAAAATAAACGTAAGCATTTCCGTTGCCGTCTTTCAAGCCCTGTAGTCTCCATAACTCACCATATTCGTCTTCGGCGAATTTTTCCCCCTTGAGTTCTTTTAAGATTTTATCTCCTCCCAAATAACGCATAGCGACTGAACGCTGGTCTTGGTTTTCAATTTTAATGGCTTCTTGAGCGGACAAAGTTTTATTGGTGATTGATGCCCACAAGTCTTTTCCAAAAAATACACCGTCCAAAAAATATCCCTGTAATCCGTCAGGCCATGAAATAGCAGGTACAGTTTGAGAGTGAAATTGATTTGAATCATTCATATAAACTTCAGGGGCGGGCGCAATATATAATTTATCTTCCCATTCCGCAACATACCCACATCCCGCTTTCCGCGCTTCAAAAAAGCATCTATAAATCGCATCGGCCTTTTGACTGCTTTCGCCTTTTTTATGTTGGAGAAATTCAAAGTCATCAACCCAGTAATCAAAGTCATAATCTATGGACGCGCTGGACACTCTGAACGCGCTGGACACTCTGAACGCGCTGGACGCTCTGGACACTCTGAACGCGCTGGACGCG